CGTGTTTTGGTAGCTCCTTTGCAATATCTGAATTAAGCATCCCTGTTTGGTACTTCAGTTCGTTTAATATTCTTTGCCCGTTGTAATTGTATATTTCGATAATTGCAGTTGGATCGTTTGTATATCCAAAGTCTAATCCGATTCCTATTAACTTTGCGTCTTTTGGTAGTGTGTCGATTTGTTTCCAGTTAGAAAATATAACACCTTCAAGCATTCCTATTTCACCAAGTCCATAAACTCTCCACCAGTTAGCCCAATATGCGCTTGTTTCTGCTTTTAAACGATTCTTTTCTATTTGTTGAACTATACTATTGTCTAAGGCTTCGTTGTCTTTGTACGTTAGAATTAAGAAGTCGGAATCTTGTTCGTCTTTTAGTTCAGTATGTACCCAAAACTCATTAGCGGGGTTGAAGTCTAAATAGATGGCTTTCTTTGTACGTATTGCAAGTTCGTTGTAACTTTCAAAGGTTACGTTGTTACATTCGTTTATATATAGAATATCACGACGCGCACCTCTTAATTTGCTTGAATCGTCAGCACTAAAAAACTCTATATAACTACCATTAGCAAATTCGTACCGTAAAAGCGATTTATTAAAGCGTTCGTCGAAATACCTACCCGTGTCTTTCATGATACGTAAGAAGTCCTTTAACGCACCTCTACGTAAATGCGGTATTGTTTCAGCTACTACGCTTATTTCCGTTTTCGGGTACGTTGCAGCCTTTGTTATTAGAATCGGAAGTATTCCGTACGTCTTACCCGCACTTGTCCCGCCCTGAATAATTTTAATTCGTTTTTTTAAAGCTTCTATTTTACGAATTGCCGTCGTTATTATCACTTAATTTAAATAAAGGTTGTTCGATATTCGTTTGTTCAACTTGTTCTTTTAAGTTGTTTAAACGTTGTGTAATGCTTGCGTTATACTGTCCTACCATCCCGCCCGTTATTTGATCTTCGCGTATTTCTTTGCGTATACGTGAACAGATAGGAGAAAAATCTTCGTATGCTTTATTCGTATTCTTAAAATAGTCTTCTACGCATCCTACTCTATCCCAGCAAAATATTTCAAATCCTTCCATTGTTAAAGGTCTTTCAAGTGGCTCGGCTCTTTCTTCAAATTCTTTACCACCGAATACGCTTTTTATTCTCGGGTTCGCTTTTACGTCTTCTTTGTATTTTTTAAATAGTTCGTATAGTTGTTCGGGACTATCTAAATTTCTTGGTCTACCTACTTTTGCCATTTTTTAATTCGTGTTTTGTTAAATTTTCTTCGTAAGTTGTTGAACATACCTCTAAACGTTGGTCTATATCTTCGTATTCAAAAGTCATTGTATCGTCTGTCATGCATCTTTGAACGAAGTCTTTTTTGCTTTCGTCTTTTTGTGGTTTAGGAATTGGCATCTTCGTACGTGTTAAATAGTATCTCTAATTTATTCATTACGTCACGTAGACACGAACCGCAGCTTGTTGGTTGCATATTTACTTTAAATACTCGGTTGTAAATTCTTAATAGTTCCTTTTGTTCGGTAGGCTTCATTGAATAACGTGTTTCACTAAACCATTCTTTTAGATATTCGTATTCGTCTTTTAGTAAACATTCGGGTTTACGGTACGGAAATAAAGCGTTTAACTTTGCTTTGCGCTCATCACAACCGCAGTCTTCACCTAATAACCATTTAGCCACCTTTGATACTCCAGTTACTTCAAGTACCTTTTCAACGGTGTCTCCTAATCCTAAACTAATTTTTTCTACACCTGAAACATTTTCATCAATTACCACTTCGTACATAGGTAATTTACTTGCTTCAATTTCGGCTTTTGTTCGTCTTTTTCTTGTCATGTTTTTATTTTTTAAAGTGTTCTTTGCTTAATTCAAATAAATCTTTTCTAAGTATTATGTTTTCTTGATGTAACCTTTCAATTTCTTTTTCTAAATTACAAAGCCGTTCAAAATTTTCTTTTGCTCTTTTTTCACGTTTTTCTAATTCTTTGTTTAATACTTTTAATATATACTCCATTTTCTATTTTATTAATTCGTAATCTTCATTTATTAAATCTTCGTAATCTTCTTTTACATTCTCTTTTAAACGTTCTTTACAATCCTTAATTGTTTTCCATACGCTTTTAAAACTTATTCCTGTTACACCCTCTATTTGTCTTGTACTCATTCCTGAAGTTCTGTATAAGTTAAACATCAGTTGATCGTACCAGTGCCAAGTTCTTATTTCTTTTGTCACTCTTAATTCAAATCTTTTTTTAGCTTCTAAAACTTCAGGTTCGTATTCGTCTTTTATTTGCTTGGCTTCTTCAATGCTTACTTTCTGTATTCTTTGCTTCGTTTTTTGATAGTCAAATGTCATATTTCGTAACACCGTCCAAACAAAGTTTTTATTCAGCTTACCATTGACATAAAACCTTTCTATATTTTCCAGCTTAGCCATTTTTAAATACATTTCTTGTACTATGTCCTCCCCGTAATACTGCTCTCCTAAAGTGCCTACAATCTTAATCCATTCTTTGTGGTAGCTACTCAACTCTAATAAAAATCTTTCAGTTACCAAAGTGAAACAGATAATAAAATTAATATAATACTTGACAAGCCTATTAAAACACGGTATATTGATTCTAATATTAATTCGTCTTTATATATCCAACGGTCAAATTTATAACTTGTTTTCCAACATAACAAAACGAGAAAAACCCTATCCAATATGAACAGGGTTATCAGTAGCGGAAAAAGTAGTATGTATCTCACACTACGAAAGTAAATAAAGTTATTAACATGACAAAGGGGAGCTGTTATACTCCCCCTTGTGGCTTTGCCGAGCCTATTTCTTTACCAAGTATTTAAACGCACTATCATAGAATGCACCTTTAACCTCTTTACCATTCATAAAACGATAAAGAGTAGCTTTCTCAATATTCATATCCTCTGCCATGTGAATAATCTTATATCTATTTGACAGTTGATCTTTGAGCTCCCTTCTGAGCCATTCAGTGAATGACTCATCAAGGTTAAGGAATACTGTTTTAGAACGGTAAGTCATCCTGGTCATCTGTTGGTTGAATATTTGCAGCAGCTGGATCAATATACTCTTTATCATGAGTAACTTTCCACACGTCCAAAGTGTTATAATATCGACCATTGAACTCTCTGCCTCTAAGGTTGAATGAAACATCAACAACTTGAGCCTTCCTCAATGGAGTTATCATATCCATCTTATCATTGACTGCCTGGAATAATATGTCCTGTGGATACTTTGGATCCAGTGTTGTGATAACGAACTCTCTCACTGAGAATCTGTCTGAGATCACTTTGACCTCATTTACGAGCTTAACAGCTCCTTTGATTGTTAATTCTGACATTGTTTATATTTTATTTTAAATTGTTAATAACTTAATCTATTCTCTCAGGGAAGTAAACAGGATCTGCTGTTACATGGATGATCTCTTGCACAACTAAATTTGCGTAATGTGTAGCCAATTCAAAATCAGGTTTGTATTGAGCTGCATCATCATAAGAGTTTCTGATGTCCTGCATCCTTGATGGGTTTGTTAAAAAAGCAGCCACTAACTGAGTGACTAACTGAGCCTTGTCTTTTTGTGTCATTGTTTTAGGTTTTAAGTTAAATATATCTCTCTTTAAATTTAGCAGTTTGAATAAATGTCCTATCTGTTAATGCCTTAGCATATTCATGGGCCATCTCTGCTATCAATGCATGTGGATGATCTGCATCCGGTGCCAGTCCATTGCCAATACTTGACAATAAACCATTCATTGCCATTAACATGGCCTGCTGGTAAAATTCTTCTTTTTCCATTTTATTTATTATTTAATTCGTTTACATACTTAGAGTAATACTCATTACAATAGATGAGTCTCTCTCTTATCTCCTCCTCTTTATCCAGGTCTCTCTCATAGGTTAACACAGTTACTCTATGATGCATAGGTATGTGATTGACTCTATGAATAGATAGGTTATCCCATTCAGTGAGTAGATCATCAGGTGTTGTGTACATGGTATAGACTAACTCAAATGCTGGTCTATCATATAGCCACATGTATGCTCTACCTTGCCACTCATAATCTGAGTTCTCACCTTCGGATGATGTTGCAGGGAATGTATCTAAGGACCATGAGCTCTTAATGTCAATGATTAGATCATCTGTAAGTATATCACAGCATCCTGTCATGTATTCATTCTCTACTCTAATTGTGTTCTTAACATATTTTTTTGTAAATCTCACATCATTGAGTAGCTTGATGCCTTCATGCTCCCAGTCAGTTCCTTTGATCATTGGCTTTGTTTTTATGTTGATCTCATATCCAAAGAAATCCTGTTTTGCAATCTTACGTATCTCAGACTTAGCAGTCTCAGATAATGGATCAGACTTACTCCTTGAGTTAGTCATGAGCTTCCCTAATTGTGATGGTCTCCATTTCATAGTTGTGCCTCCTGTTCTTTAGTTAGGTGAAACTTAGCCTTAAGTTCCTCAACTGTGAACTCCTTAGCCTTAATCTTTACCAGTGCATTTTTGAAACGCTCATTAGATAATGTTTCTTTAACTACCTCTTTTGGCTGCTCCTCTTTGCTTGCCTTCTCACCATCATCATCAACAGCCTGTAAAGATAATGCAGCCTGTAATGTGTATCTACGATAATAAGTGATAGCAGATCCCATGTTTTGAGGTGTTACTCCTTGAGGCAAGTCCATACATGACTCAAGTATTTCATCTGAATCAATGTCAACTATTTGAGTACACACGCTGTTACCATGTATTGGTTGAACAAGTAACAATCCATTTTCTAATAACACAGGCTCAACTGCATCAAGTATTGCATTGAGATCTGCATACTTAGAATGATGACTTTGTGCATTCTTAGTTACTTTACCAATGGCTAACTTTGCCCTGTGTAACTTTTGATGTAGAGTTAGGACTCCCCCTGACTCACTTAGCTTCTTAATTTTTTCGGTAGCTGTTTTGATTTCTTTACTCATATTTGAATTATTAATTTCGTCAAAGTTAATAAAATTTTGCATAAATACAAATTAAAGTTATTAACAATTATATGTTAGTTCCTCCCCTGTGAGTGCAAAGTATAGATTCTCAAGTTGATGAGCATATTTAATATGATTGTATCTTATAAAGTGATCACCATTTTTAATAACAAAATGATTAGTTATACCAAACTCATAACCATAATGATAATCTTTGACATATATTCTATCTGATACTTTCTTAAATCCCACCTTAACAAGCCACTCCTCACTTATCTCAAGAGCTTGATAGAAGTCATCAAGGTCATCATCAAGCAGATTCTCAAGGTCTGCCAGGTTAATTAGGTCAGTCTTATAGGTACCATCTCCTAATTCTACTTTATAGGTGTTACCTAATCTTATCTCATGTGAGTCTAATGTCATAATTTAATCTATTTCGTTGTTGATACCCTCAACAGGGTGCTTATATTTCTTCTTAAGGTGCTTGAGCTTGACTTTGAACTTAGGCATTTTTAATTTGATTCTCATAATCCTAATGTAAACTGTTCATACCACTCAACAAAGCTATCAAAGTCTCTCACTATGATATACACTCCACCTGCTCTCTCTATGGCTGCTTGATATTCCTTTTGTGCATCTGACTGTCTATCTTTGCCATACTTAATCTCAATCTTAACTGACCTCCCTCTTATGGTTGCGGAGATATCTGCAGTTCCTTTGGTTGACTGTCCAGGTGTCCACTTGCCTGGTAGCTGTTTTGTATGAGCCATCATGCCTGAGCCAACTTGTATCTTAGCTCCTTGTCTGTATTGACCTTGTGAGCTTATTCGTTCTGCTTGACCTCCCATAAACTGTATCCATGCAATGACACACTTAGTTAGTGAGTTAGCAGAGTTATCCTTCCAATCAGTCTTAGGGATATAACTTGGTGGCATGTTAGGATGTTTCTCTTTGAGTAGCTCCATCTCAAGTGCCTGTAGCTTTGATTTGTTTATTTTATTCATGATATATGATATAAGATATGATTTACTTTGTCAACTCCTTTTGGATAGTATCCAAACCATTGAGGCTCGCAGTCCTCAATAATCTTAAGTACCTTCTGTTCCAAATTTCTAAGTCTATCAATTTCTTCCTGGTATCCCTTAATGATATCAATATAGGATTTGTTGAGTCCTGCCTGTGTGTTAGTTTCAATTCGTAACTTCTCTTGATATTCTCTAATTGATTTTTCAAGGATTGGCATTTCAGATTCCCAGGATGGTTGTTGTATTGATTTTTGATAGACTCCAATTGTGTATTCAAGTTGTTGTATTTCTTCTCTAAGTTTTGTAACTCTTCCAAGCTCTTCAATCTTATTTGATTCAATTGATCCTCTCTTGTCTGCCTCAAGTTCTGCAATTCTATCTGTAAGTTCTGAAATTTGTTTTGATTCTCTTCTCTCAATTTCTCTAAATCCTTCAGCTTTTTTTCGTGATAAATTTTCTCTCTCTCCTCTCTCTCTTGAAATTTGTTCTCTAAGTTCAGTAAGTTTTCCTTCTCCATCTTGTATTCTTCGTGCAAGTTCACTAATTTCTGTAACTCCGATGATATCATCTCTTTTAAAGATTTGATTTCCGTTCTCATCTATATAAATTTTAAAGGTTAATATCTGATTTTTTTCTATAAATTCATGCTTTCTTTGACTTATATCACTTGTTTTGATTATCTCAATTACGCATGGAGTGCCACATAATAGCTCTGCCATGACATCTGCTCTGAATTTACTATCAATAATTCGTATTTCTTCCTTTGGATTTACTAAAAACACCTTATAATCTTTGATATTTATATACTGTTTTTCAAGTATTGTAAATTTAAACTGCTTATGTTCAAATGATTCTGAGTCTTTATCATGTGAATACTCATAATCAACTCCATTGATATTGATTTTCTGATTAGATAGTGTCCTCCAATGGTCAACTTGCTTAGGTAGATTGCATAATAAATTTAATTCAATCTGCAATCCTGGATCTAAATACCATTTCCTATGATTCAGTGTAATTGCATTCTCAATTGAAATCATATTACCATGCTCATCATAAGCATAGGGATATTTATTTGTTTTCTTAGAATGGAAGGTCCTCATCTTTTTTAATGTTTGGAATATCAGATTTTATCTCATAGTATCTTTGTCCATTGCTTGAAACATTTTCAAATTCAATTTTTTTAAATTCAAAATATGCTCTTATCCATGAGTTAAAATTTCTGTTGGTAAGCCATTTTTTAAAGTCCTCAAACTCTGAAATAAATGTCTCATACCATTGCTTATAATTTATCTGTTGACCAGAAGTGAATTTTTTATCATCCATCCAATCAACAAACTCTTTAGATGTCTGATTGATTAGCTTTCTTATCTTTAAGTTCTTATGTTCATACGATACAAGGCCATGTTCTAAATAATATTGAATACAGTTTATCATAAAATGGTCAAACCTTGCCCATTCGTCAGTATTCCAATCATCAAACAACATACAGTTAAATTCATCTAATGGTGATCTATGAGCTCCAAAGTAACTTGATAACTCTATTTCAAACATTCTACGAGTGAATGAGCCTCCTTCTGCTCGGATTGTGTAGTTAGTTGAAATCAATACTTTTGGTGAGTCCTTAACTGGCAACTTAACTGCATCTTTACCTTTATATTCGATAGTAATTCCTTCTGTAATTATGCTAAATAACTTTTCAAAATCAAAGTTTTTCTTAACATCATCAAAGGCCAGCACTTGACAATCAGTTGAAACAGTTTGATAAGGAAATGATTTGTTAAAATCAAAGGTCTTACCGTCAATAGTAGATACTTTCTTCATGTGGCTTATGGCATTTGTCAGCAATCCTTTACCACTACCTCCATTTGGATTATCAGAAATAACCTCATCATTTAAAATGATAGCTTTATTATTTGCATTTGTCTTATGCGAATGGAGTAAATATCCAATTACTGACTTCATGCTATTGTATCTCTCAACCTCTTGACCTGAGATTAACCATAGAAATGTTCTAAACATACTCTCATGATGATCTTCTGTAATGAAATCTCTTTTGATAACTTGGTCTTTCCAAATGTAGAAATCAAGCTCATCATAATCATATATTTCATATTTATCCTGGTAAACTTTCACAGCATTGTTTTGATAGTATATCATAGCAAAGTCCTTCTCATCTTTTAAAAAGTCAACATCTGCTGTATCAATCATGGATAAATAAGGTGTTGTGAATAGCTTTGTCCTGTTGGCACAAAGATTAAATACATCAATTTCATTTGCGGCCTCTAAATTTCTGATTACTTTATCTTTAATTTTATATTCGTTTACCTCCTCCAGGAAGTTATCTGCTTTTGATATAAATACAAAAGTCTTATCATTACCAACTGGATAGTATTTGTAATAATTCAATGACTGTAAATATAACTTCATTTTGAATGAGTTGATTTGCAACTTACCATCTGAGCTATATTCCCAAAACTCATTGATTTTAGTATTCTCTTTTATGATACTAATTTCATTATTTAATTTTTCAACATCTATATCAGAAAACTGCTGTTGTATATCCTTCTCTTTTTTGCCACTCATGACCATTGCCATAAGTTTCTTTTTCCTTGGTTTATCTTCAAAGAATTTACTGTTAAATTGAGCAGTAAGTTTGTAAGCTGAATTAACTATGTTTGTAATCTCAGAAACAGGAAATCCATTTTCAGCATATCTTGAGCAGTACACCATAGCGGTCTGTTTATTGATTCCAAAGTCATTAAATGCTGCTGCTAATTTAAACACTGAATTATTCCTTGCGTTTCTATCATAGTGCTTCTGAAACCAAATAACCAATTTATTAGCTATAACATCCTGGTCATTGATTGGTATGTTTGTAACATCTCCTATATCAATTGGCTCAATATCTACAACTCGAATAGGTGGAGTATAAACATCCGCATCTAAATTTACATAAATCAATGGATCATAAGATTCAAAACAAGCCCTTGAAATATCTTTACCTGACTGATCAAGGTTAGGATATTTCTCTTGTATTGTATTGAATATATTTTTAAACTCATTATCATTTGTAACAATTGGTATTTTATAAAGAACCTTGACTCCATTTCTAGGTGAAATCCATGCAGAGAATACATGATTATCTGACTTGATATTCTTTTTAAATTCCTTAGCTTCATCCAATGTTTTGAAATCATCAAAATCAAGGACCATTAATCCTGATGCTTTTTTTAATCCAACTTTTGACCTGGTTGTAAACTGGCCATTGAAACAAACAACAGGGAGCTGAACTTTCAAAAACTTCTGCTCATCCTCATCCTCAGTGTTTCTAATTTTCTCAACTATTTCTTTTGATGCACCATCCTTAATGCGATCTAAAAAATGACCAACATCTTTATTAAGTTTTGGTGCTGTGTCCTTGACATGTTTAAAAAATGATACTTTCATAATAGTGATAAAAAAACCCCTTAACTCCTTTGGGCTCTGACTTCCAAATTCATTAAGAGGTTTAATAACGTCTTTCAGTTCTATTTTGTCAGAGCGAACCGTTCGCAAATATAATTATAATTTTAATATGTACTTCAAATGTTCTAAAAAAAATTTATTTGTACTGAGTTTGTACTGATTAAATTATTTATTATCAATTACTTAACTGTAAATAGCACAAAAAAACAAAAAAAATTAGCTCAAAAAAACTCAGTAAAAAAAATAATTCATAAAAAAGTATATATAGTAATAAAAAAAAATATAGTGAAATATATACTATATATAATAGGGGTTCAATTGTACTTTTGTACTGATGCTAACTGTCTGATTTTCAGTAATAGTTAAAAATAAGCAGCACAAAAAAACCCTTAATTTTGTGATTAAGGGCTTTCAGTGTGTTAATAATCAAATATGAGTAAGTGCTCAAATATATAAATTATTCTTTATTCTAAATTTGATTTTCTTTAATTTTTCTAAGGTAAAACAGTTCATAACATCCTCAACAAGGTTATGTTGTGTAGGGTTTGATTCAAATAGAAGTCTGAGCTCCTCAACATATTCAAGATATATTTTATCCTTTGTGGCCATCAAATCTTTGTGAGTCTTAATTCCATGCATAACACTTGCATGATCTCTTTTAAACATCCTGGCTATCTCATAGAGTGTTAATCCTTCGTTTCTTAAAAGATTGTAAAGATAGAATCTCTTGTATGAGAAGTGTCTATATCTATGCCTGGTTGCGAGGTTGTTATCCTCAATGTATTTTAATATCTCAGTCATTTCTATATTTTTTAATCAGTCCTATTACAATCATAATTATCCCTGTGCTAAATAGTAGCAGTGCCATCTTTGCCTCCTCAGCCATTGGTCACCTCCTCTACTTTATAATCATTTTCAATAAACCATTCTAATGTATCCGGCATATCATCTGGATAGTTATAATCTTGCAGGCGTCCATTACCATCAAGGTAACAATACCACCAAAAGCCCAACTCCTCCTCCATGGCATCCTCAAGCCATACTCTGTATATTTTCATTCTATTCTGATTTAGTTTTCTTTCTATAAGATTTTTTACTTTTTGTTTTTATTGGTTGGTAGTCTTTACAAAAACACGTATGCAAAGAATTACTACCATAACACGCACATCCTTTATCTTCTTTCATTCTATTCTGATTTAAAGGTTTCGTTGTAGTATTGTTCTGCATCAGTTGGATTTCTTTCTATTATTGATAACTTACAATCATACCAAGTTTTCATTATTTGACCTTTCTCCATTTCTTTGGCTTGGTGTAATTGAGCTATCAAATCATCTATACACCAATGAGAAGCACCATTGTTTTTTTGCTTAATAAAGTATTGAATCATTTTTTCTACTGCTGTTTTCATGACAATCTCTTTTGTTCGTTAATACCTTTGAATAGTTCAGAGCTTGACTCAATCATGCCTGTTGCCTTGATGTAATCAACCTCAATCTTTGCACTCTGGATGATAACAGATCCAATTGTTGCCACTGCCTGTGCCTTTTCAATTTCTTTATTGAGCTCCTCTGTTGTGAGCTCATCATTATCCAATCTCTCTAATGCTGAGAATAAGTGATCACGCAGATCATTGATTTTGTTTCGTGCCATTGATTTTCTTTTTAAGTTTACTATTTAATTTAATTACTTCCTGTATCTCAACAGGGAACCTTTGTATTGTGTTACGGTTCATGTTATTACGCATGTCAATCATCTCAAGGTTACTGATGTCCCAATGTAATGTGTTACCATCTTTGAACCTCACAATATGACCTGGAGGTATTGGCCCATTGTATTGCTCCCATACCACTCTATGCATCAACCTCCAATCACTATCTTTGATCTTGACATAAGCATAGGTTCTATTATCTTTGTCAGCTCTAAAATTGATTGTTCCAACCGGTTGTGTGTTATGTGGCTTATTACCTTTTTTGAACATTGTTGGCTTGACTCTATGATATACATGCTCAGGCATCTTAGCTCCTTTATTGTGAGGTGTATGATCTTTTATAAATCTATATGCTTTGCCAGCCTCAATTAGATTATGTCTGCCAGATGTTTCAGATGCAAGATATTCTTTTGACTTCTTTAATCCCATTCTATGAGCTTTATAACAAACAGATCCATAAGTAAGCCCAAGCTCATTAGCCAGGTCAATGGTTCTCATGTGAGGGAATTTCTCTCTTATGATATCATCTAAGTTCATACCCTCTCAATTTTAATGATTAGTTTCTCCCAAAGGTTGGCCATCCTCCTGGCCTCCCATTCTGAGTCTGCTTGCACAGTCTTTTCTAATATCCTCCATGCTCCTCCTATGTAACCCCGATAACGTACCTTCCACATTTTGTATTGCTTTTAAATAATTATTATATCTATCCATGTCAAAGTGATCCCATCCCTTGACATAAGCGAGTGTAATTTTAGCGGCTCTCATGCTATCCAATTAACCCGATGTATATAAATACACATGTAATTAAAAATAATGCAGCAGAAGCCATTAAAATCTCTCTTATTGCTTTTTGATCTTCGTTCATGATAATTGATTTTTAAGATTAACAATATAACTTTCTAATCTCGCAAGGCCACGAGCTTGTGTGTTAAGTTTGTTCTTATACTTAGGCAGTAACTCATAGAACATACCTTTGCTTAGATCCTTTAATGTGTCAGATGTCAATCTAATGCGAGTCAACATACCCTCAATCATGTACTCAACATCCTCAATTCTGCACTCAACTTTAATGATTGCCTCCTCATCCTCAATGTGGCCTTCACCATTACACTCCTCGCATGTTACTGAATAGTCATGAGATGGATGCTCATCCCAAGTGTCATTCATTGCTACTGTTCCATGTCCACAACATGTACTACATTCTTTTAAAAATTGCTTTTTCATATTTGATTTGTTTATTAATATGAAGCAAAGTTAATAACTATTTTCATATATGCAAATAATTAGACAAAAATAATATTAACATTTGATTGTTAAAAACAAAACCCCTGATTTCTCAAGGGTTTCATAACACAAAACAAACAGAAAGATTTTTTATTTTCCTAACTTGAAACGTCTAAGAATGAATTTAACAACTCTTTTAGCAATCAGTTTCCAAATACCGCCTTTAGATTCGACTTTCACCTCTAACCCTTCAGCGGTCTTGGAAATATCTATATCAATATTTTTACTATCTAACTTGAACTCTTTATTTACTTCGTCTTTTAATACGTGAATATCTACGTTCTTTGTGTCTATATCCAGCTTTATATTAGTGCCGTCTTTTTCTAAGTTAACGTCTATTCCTTCAGTATCTATTTTTATCTTTTTCTTTGCCATCTTAAAAT